AGCTTGCGCAGCAGGGGCATCTCCCATAGGACCTGGATTTTCTTCAATGTCGCCAGAAAGGAGGAGTGATTGAATAGACCAACCACACAGTTGAGGAACTGGTAGTGTTCTCTGAGGAACAGACCAGCAGTCAAAACCGTTCTCATACTTGGGAGTATAAGCAAGGGTTTTAGGACGAAAAACCTGCTCTCTTGCATGTTCCTCAACTCCCTCTGGGTCAACTCTTTGCGCAAAACAATGCGACCAGAGCTTTGGAGGGCGTCTTGGATTCTGGGGCTGCCGTTCGGTATCTGGTACGTCCAAACTTTCGATGTAGTACCAGAGGTCTGCAGACGCAGCCTGCTTTGCAGACCCTTTGGTACACCCCACTCCACTTGAGATTTTCCTTTTCTCTTCACATTCAGCTAAGATTCCAACACATTTCCATAAGGGGTTGTGATCTTCTCCGTTGTGATTGAAGTTGTAATTGACTGACCATCTAGGATTTCGGTCGAGCCATTCCTTGACTTTTGTGACAAAGTTGCAAGTCTTTGGATCTTTCTCATGTTCTTGAACGAGATCGGCATCGATGTGACGAGCATATTGTCTTCGTGGGACTCGTCGAACAGCCATTTCCACATTGCTGTGTGAGAAGTACATCATGATCTTGAGGTCCGTGGGTCCTCTGAGTTGATTCAGGACGTAAATATCAACTGTTCCTCTTGGTGTGTCATAACCTGGTGCAAAGAATGGAATGTCCATTTCAAATGTTTGTTCTTCTCCATCCACTCTAATCATGGTATTGATTGCGTTGTTGAGTGTTGGTACTGCATCTGAATATGTAACGTTGGGTCCATGTGGGTTGTAAATTGCAATGAGTCTTCCTTGATGAAATGCGGTAGAATTTATCTTGAACGTAACTTTCGTATCATAACGAGAGAGGTTCTGATAATTGTAAATGCCTGAGATGGCAAATGTTGATTCTTCAATAGCATTCCTCAAGTTGATTGCTGCAATTTTTTGTCCAACAGGTTGCACTGCATTGTAGTCAATGGCTATGATGGGATATGATGTCTCAGTAACTGGTGGGCACGTAATTGGAATGTTTCTCGTTGTTAAGCTCAAAGCTTTGCGAAACTTCACAACTTTTGATGAACTCTCTCCTGATGTCGAGAGTTGATTTCCTGGTGCTTCTGATTGTTCTGATGGATCATTTGCTGATTGTTCGACAACTTCCTTCGCTGGAATGTGGCGTTTCATGAGAGTACCTGTCATCTCTGATGCTTTCACTGGCTTTTGTTCACAAGACTCCTCACTCCTAGGCGTTCTTTGAGTGATAGTCTGTGGTCTCAGTGGTTTGAGCATGTAAAATCTGAAATCGTCATAGAGTGAATCGTAGACGTTCAGAGTGATGTTTGGTGCTCCTCCTTCTGCCAATACTTGAGTATACGGTGTATCAAGTTTGTCTCCAATTGTAAGAGGGTAAGTCGTCTGTCTTGGTACTGTTACACTAAATGGTCCTCCTATTCCGTTCGCAAGAACTCTCGGACCATATAGCATATTTGGAAAACCTAGTCCAATGTTACGAGATGCCAATTGAGTTGAATCTCCAGTTATTACATATTCAGAGTCATATTCCTGTCCATGAAAAGTCAATGTTCTTGATCCGCTGTGTGCGAAGAAGAAATTCTTGAAGTGTTGTAAGTAGTCAGAAGGTTTGTTCACTAGACCAATTTGTCTGTCTAACGTGGTTCTGTAGCCTCGTTTTAACACTTTATAAAGATTGTCTTCATGCTCTCCTAATGTCTCATCCAATCCTGATTCACGTTCAGTTGAATGTACATTTTCTTCTAAGAATTCATCATCAACTTCATTTCCTGATTGTTCTTTAACTAGGTCAGCTGAAATTTTGACTTTGTTCATTTGTGGTGGAAGAAGTTTTGGTTTGTCTTCTTCTTCCTCTTCAGGTGGTTCAATAACTTCTCCTGTTCCGAAGTCTTTGATGACAAAATCTCCATTTTCATTGAGATATTGCCACTGAAATCCTTCTTTTGCTTTTGGAAATTTAAATTGAGCATTTTCCATGCGGTGCCAGAAATTGATTTCAGCTTCTTGTTCTACTGCGGTTGTTGCAACCAATGGGGTAAATACATACCCTACTAATCTTCCCATGCAGCTTGTGCTTTTCAGCCAGGGATGAAAGAATTGAAATGGTACTCGTACGTCTTGTTGTGTTGTGTTGTGCAAGACAAGAGTTACTCCATCCAATCCTAAAGCTTGTTGATAAGTTGGTAGATCCGGTACCGTACCATCAACAGATGGCACGAAACATACATACATTGCCCCTTGGTGGAAGGATGTACATACTGGATCGAACGTGTAGACGAAGTCTCCACGACTTTGATCAAAAGCTTTTGCAAGAAATTCGTAATTGGCGGTTGGTGTATTATCTACTGGTCCGACTAAAACGTCGAATAAGATATCGCCTGCTCCTGCATTTGTCTCCCATTCAATTATTCCTTTTCTGCCAGCAACATTTGCAATTTCTGCTAGAGATCCACTATGAGGTTTGATGGAAACATTTTGTGGTATTCCCTGTCCTCTGTGATATCCAGAAAGCAGATGGTGTCGCGCTGGACCGTCATAAGAATAAATTCCTGCTTGAAAGAATTGATCTGTTTCAGGTTTGTTTTGGGTGGTCGAGGTACGTGATACGGCACGTACAGATTTTGTGTTGTTTGTAGACATTGTCATAGTTTACAAGGTGATCAATAAGACACGGGGTGATCAATTTCCCGTGAATCCCAAGTCTGTCCGGTATAGCGTTAGGGCCACTATACTAGCGTATTCGTACTCAGTCGGGGGTCGTAAGGTTCATAAATTAATTAGGGGTAGAGCCATATGGGGGACCAATCCCATATGTTTGCTTGTATTATTGATTTCGCTTTCCACTCGCGGAGACCGGTCTAGTCAAAAGACTTGGACCAATCTATTTCATCGCTTACCCGAGGT